GCGACTATTATATCCGTACTGTGCGTGCTGACAGTAAAGATCCCTTGGCTGTATTTATGCAAGAAAAAGGATTCCCTTACGAAGTAGACGTGATGAACAAGAATAATCTTGTTTTCAGCTTTCCAATTAAGAGTCCTAATAACGCTGTGAAGCGTAATGATCGCTCTGCTCTTGAGCAACTAGAACATTATCTAGTGTTTAAGAAGTATTGGTGTGAGCATAATCCATCCATCACTGTCTACGTTCGAGAAGATGAATGGCTTGATGTAGCAGCATGGGTATATAAGAATATGGAGTTGCTAGGAGGTGTTAGCTTCCTACCACACAATGACCATGCCTATCAGCAGGCTCCTTATCAAGAGATTGATGAGGCTACATACCTAGAGAAGTTATCTACCTTCCCTGAAGTAAATTGGGAAGAGTTTGATAAGTATGAGATAGATGATGCTACGGTGTCTATGAAAGAGATGGCCTGTGTATCCGGGGTCTGTGAGTATCTGTAATGGCTAAGGAACCTATTAAACTAGGTAAGCGCAGCAGGGAGCAGTTCTATGATTGGACAGAAACAGGTGTGTTAGATAAATCTAAATACACTTCCTATCGTCTCATCATTGACATTAAGTCTCCCATCGAACTAGCGTTTACTAGAGAGAAGGTCTATCATATGGCCAAGCGTACCTCACAGTATGTTAACTGGTGGTTACGTGCTTCAGGCAATCAGACAGGTGCCTTCATCACTAAAGCAGTGTTTGCTAAAGCAGAAGAGGAGTAGCATCATGATTTAACATCGGTCATTGGCACCTTACGCGGAATCCAAAAAGAAAGGGCCTCCAATTACGGAGGCCCTTTTTATTGCTCTACATCGTCTGCATATTCAGCATAGCGATAGATGCTACTTAGATTTCCAGAAGGAACTCCTTGTAGTCTCTGTTGCTTGTTCAACTTAGTTGTCTTAGCATATTCAACTAGAGAGTTTACCATCTGTGCAGGATCTCCCTTAGCATCCTTGTACTTGGTAGCATACTCCTTCATCTTTTCTTGAGTTAATGTACCTTGTACAAACTCACGCTTGACCCTTTCAAGCACGCTACTCTGTCTATCCTTGTAGCCTTTTAGACGTTGCCCACTATTATACTGATTCTCCCCAGTAAGGGCCTCATCTAGAGAACGTCCACCGGAAAATGTTCTTACACCTTTATCCCATTCAGTTCTCTCATTCCCCCGCAAACCCTCTCGATTTAGAACATAGCCTTCAGCATCTGTAGACAGAGCCTTCTCTGCAAGCCCCTTTAATGGGCCTTGGGGAGTTAGCTGTGTTCCTAGGTTGCTCCAGGCTAGCTTGTCATTAAAGCTTGCTACATCCCCTACAGCACCACCAATACGCCCCACCGTAGACATGTATGGTGAAATGGTTTCAGGAAGGCTGTTAGGAAGCACATCAGCAGCCGATAAGCGACTCTGCATATTAACATTTGTAATATCAGAAATCAAACCGCTCTTAAGCCAACGAGGAAGCTCTGCCATAGCATATTCTGCAATGGTGTAACGCTTACCCATCTTCTCTGACAATGCTTGGAACATAGTGTCTAGCTCAGAATAGAACGGCACACCAGTGACACCAGCATAGCCTAGTATGGCTAAGCCCGCTAGAGAAGCGGACATAGGATCATTACCAGAATTCTTAGCTAGCCGTAGGAGTTGTCCTAGGTAAGCATGTTTGAATGTCTGCAATCCACCAACTAGTTGCCCTGCTACACCCATACGCTGGTACATCATAGGACGCTCATTCATCCTATAATCAAACATACCTGCTTGAGTGATGTTATACGCAGCATCGTAGAGAGCCTTTCCTTGTAGCCCGGAGTCCTTAAGCATATTCACTGCTGTCAGGAACACAAGAGGACGTGTCGGCTTTTCACCTAGCTCTGCTCTGTTATAATCTACTACCTTGTCATACATCTTAGAGTATTTATTCTGTGTAATTTTACTTACATCAGAGAACTCTGAGAATGTCATTAGTCCACGAGCACGCCCCTCTTCAAGAGCCACCTTAAACTCAGGTGAAGGCTCCTGCATAGAAGCAGTAGTCCAATCTTTTAATGCCTGCATCATAGCAGGAACAACCTTAGTTTGCTCTACCCCAAGCTGCTTTGCAGCAGTCGTGAGTTCAGGAATGCCTGTCTGTGCCACCTGTAGCCATTGAGTAATGGAAAACAAGTAGTTACCAAATCCCATAGCATATTGACCAAGACGCTTATTGAATTGTCCTACAGCAGCACGAGTGCCTGAAGGGCCAATACCAGCTAGACGAGAAGGTGTATCAATTACAGTGTTTAATGCTTTACCAAAATCACCAGCACCTCTTCCACCCATGTTTTTCAGATAGCTGTCAACATAAGTCTTAGCATTATCCATATGGTCTAAAGCAGGATTTTCCATGAGAGCACGTACATTCTGCTCCACTGGCAGGGCCAGATGTGAAATCATCTGATCTTCCCAATGAGTTAGATAGGCTTTAACAAAGTCTTTAGCATTCTGCTCAGGAGATAGCCAAGGCTTATTTCCTTCGTTTCCGACAATGCCCTTCTTACGTAGAGCATGCTGTGCAGCACCATAAGCCTTGTCTGAGTTGTCAGCAATAGCAGAAGCAATGAGGTCTTGTACTTCCTTGAAAGCAGGATCTTTCTCTGCTAGCATAGTGAGCACTTCTTGCATAGCACCAAACTCACCAGTGCGTCCGCTACTAGCACCCATGCTAGAACGACGCATAGGACTAAACTTAGCTTGTGGAAACTTCTCTATCATAGCTTTGCGTGCAGCCTCAAGCTGCCATTTAAAGTCCACAGCAATTACCCCTAAAGGCTTGCCATCAGGCGAGAGCACTAATTGCTTATAATCCCCCTTAAACAGCCCAGGTACGTGGCCTTCACGAGCAGCTACAATTGGTTTACCAGCCTTTTCTCTGCTCTTGTTCCACACCTCTAGCTTCTTCTGGTCCATTTCGTAGAATTGCTCTACAAAGCGTTTCTGGGTCTCAGAGAAGCCATGCTTGTCCATAAGCTCACTTGTGATTTTAAATTGCTTCTTGTCACCAAGCTGCAGAAGCTGAACCACCTCTGTAAGCTCCGTTGGTTTAAGCTCTTGTACAGTTTTACCAATGCCATCAACACCAGTAATATATTGCTCTGTAAGCCTATCTGCTACAACAAAGACATCACGAGTCTTTGCTCTAACATATTTGACCAAAGGATTACTAGTCTTAATTGCTAAATGGTTTACACCAGGGGAAATTGTACGTCCACCAGCAGAAGCCATACCAGAGATGTCTTTAGACGTGTCTGCAAGAGCAATCACAGCTTCAGGAGTAGTGACATTCTCTAGATAGCCAGAGGTGTTACCTAGGATGCTCTTAACCCTTTCCTGCTTTGCTGTGGCCATCGCTGCAGCTTTAGCTGTAGCTACTTCAGGAGAAGACTTACCTAAACTAGCAATCTTCTTAAAGCCTGCTACAGCAGCAAGACCAATGTCAGTGAGCATTGTCTGCCCACCCCTCTGTGAACGAGGTCCATACACCGTTGTAGGACGCTCAGGAGTTAGCAGGGGGCTTCCTCCACCTGAACTAGGAGTTTCTGGTAGAGAAAAGTCGGCCTTCACATCTTGTGATAGCATGTCAATGCCACGTTGTCTATCCACCCCTTCTGGCATGGAGTCGATAGCTTCTGTAAGGCTACGTGTCTGATCTAGAGCTGGGCCTAGTTCATCACCCCACATATTCATCTGTAGAGGGTTTTCTAAGTTCTGTGCTTCCATAGACAGGTCAGCACGAATAGGCATACCATTCTCATCAACACGCATATTTGGCATACGTGTCATTGGATCGTTGTTGCCAAAGTCGTTGAAGTCTAGGTGTCCCTGCGCATATGGATCTTCATTCATTCTACCTAGCTGATCTACAGACTTGGTATATTGTGCTTCTGCTTGACGAGCAGCCTCACTCTTTAGTGCTAGGTTTTGAGGGGCATTGTCAGCAGCAAACATATCCATTTGTGGGCTGCCTCTATTCTGCATTTCACTAATGGCTTGTGCAGAGGTTTCCAGAGGAAGCTCCATCTGTCCGCTATAGCGTTGTGCAGCAGCTTGTACCTGCTGCTGTCGTGCAACAAGCTCACCAGCATCTGGAAGGGTTCCACGAGTGTTGCCAGCAGTGTCTGTATAAAGCACATTTGGTGTAGGGGCAGGAGGTGGGTTCTTAGCCGCATCAATGTCTGCAGCCACAGAACTAATGTCTTTAATAGGAACAGAAGAAGCTTTAGGCTTATTAAGTTTCTTAATACCAGCACGGGCTAGACTAACACCAGGAATTGGCAGGAAGTTACCAGCAATATTAATAGCACCTTCTACGTCTGGACTGCCTGTAACTTCTCCACCCTTCTTAGCAACATACTCAACACCCTCACCATACTTCTGGAATGGGTACATTGCTACATCATAAGAAGACTTGTTACCCTTGATGGTAGAGCCAAACGAAGGGAATGTTTCTTCTACAGCTTTTGTAGCACTGTCCCAAGAAGTTTGTAGGTCTTGACTTGGGTCGGCAATTTTCCCGCCAACAGCCAAGGCTGCTTGAGCAGGAAGTTTTACAACACCACTAAGAACATCACCTAAGAAAGCACCCGCCCCCTTAGCACCACTGATTAAATCGTCTACACCACCAAGTCTAAAAGAAGGCTTCTTTTCTACACCCAGTGTTTTATAGAAATCCTCCTTTGGAATGTCGCTGTAGTATTTGCCATGAAACGCATCAGCAAACTCAACATTAGACATATCTTCATACTGAGGATATTTTTGGCGGATTTCTTTAATATTCATTTTTATTTCTTTCTAATTCCTAGTGGGTCATTGTCTTGACTGGCAGGCACAGCGGCTGCTGGTGCAGCTTGAGCCGTTGATTTTTGTGTTGGTGGAGGTAGAACACCAACTTCTTGATATAGGTCACGTTGTAGATCAGTACGGCCTTGTCCTGCAGCAGCTTTAAGTGTCTTGGCTTTCTCAAAAGCAGCAGATGCCCGTTGCTTCAAGATTTGTGCAGCACGAGGGTCATCGAATTCCAAGTCACTAGCAGCTCTTTCAAGCTCTACAGCATACTGCTCTAGAGATTTCTTGTCATTAGATCCAGCACGTTTATCAGCAGCAAGTTTACGAGCGTTGTCAATACGTAGATTAGCCAGTCGTTCTCGTTGTAGCCGATCAGCATTAGCACGATCAGTGGCTGCTTGGATAGCTTGTAACCTAACAGCATCTTTAGACTCAGCAATGCCTTCCGCAGAACCTTGCTTAGATTGCTGTTGTAGCCACTTCATAGATGCTTCTCGCATAGCACTACCAGCCTGTTTAGCCTGTTGCCACCCATTAGGCTGTGCAAAAAGCTGTGCTAGTTCAGGAGGCATGCGTTGTTGTAACTGTAGAGGAATCTGACCACCATTAGCTTCAGCAATAGAGCCCCATTGTTCTAGAGCTTGTCCAAACTGTTGCTGTGCTTTGTAGTCAGCCTCTTCAGCACCGTATTGAATTTTCTTTAGTGCAGAGGGTTGGCCTGCTTCTGCTAAATCATTACCTAGCTGACGCTGACGAATTAGCTGTTGCTTTTCTTGTACTGCTAGAGGATGAAGTTGCTGGTCTCTATAGGCCTTTGCCTGTGCTTCTGCTAGGTTCTGTGCGTTGTTAGCACTAGCCTCATCTGCCCTACGTGAGCCCTCATAATATTTAGAAATACCAGGGCCTTCATAAAACATTTCATTTAAACTAGGTTGTTGTACTGAAAGCATTTCATTCCTTATAAATCATAAAGGCCCTTACCAAGTGCAGCCATGTCAATAAACATCTTGGTGCGTTCGTCACCCTTAGCTTTGGTTAGATTTTGTAGTTGTGGAGCATTACGTGAAGCAAGGTCTGCTAGACGAGCCTGTAGCTCTACGTTACGAGTACCAAACTGTGAGCGCCTTCCACCTGCAGCATCTTGTCTAGTTAGCTTTTGTTCTAGTTGTTGTGCATAAGGACTATTAGGACCATATAAACTGTTTAGGTTGTCTGCTTGACTACCATAGGCCTTAGATGTTCCATACCTATTCCAGATGTCTCCTAGACGACTACCAACTTCACCAAAGCCCATCTGGTTAGTAGAGCTTCCACCCTTAGGCCCTGTAGCCATTCCATATGACCCTTCAAGGCCTCTAGCAGCCTCTTGAGCAGCCTGTGAGCCCCATATGCTACCTACCCCAGCCAGAGCAGGATTAACAGCCCCTGCAAGGGCTCCACCAATAGCACCGCCTGCAGTGCCCGAAGCACTGCCACGAGGGTTATTAAAGATGTTATATAAGGCCATGCCAGTGCCAATGGCAGGATTGACTCTGCCTGCTAGGCCCAGGCCAAACTTTAGATACTTACCATACTTATTCCAATTTCCCTGTAACCAATCCATAGAATCATAATCAACATCTTGCTGTTGAAAATCTGGATTGGCATACATGTTATTAGCTCCAACAGCATTATCTGATAAAGCTTGATCCATAAAACTTAGTGGGCTTGCTTGGTCAGTGTAGTTAATGTTTTCACCAGACATATTGACACTTCCCGCAGAAGGATCAATTCCTGCGTATGGATCTGATGTTGATTGCGAAACATCACCAAAGCTTACAGCATCTCCTGTAAAGCCATCTCCAAACGAACTTCCAGAGCTGAAAGAGCCCGGAGTAGGAGAAGAGTAGCCATCTGTACCCATTCCATCATCAAACTCTAAGATTCCTGTACGTGGATTTACTACACCAGAACCACCTAGGGTTTTAAGTAGCGAAGCCTCTTCTGGATTAATATGGGCAAGGAGTGTGTCCTTGCCCCGACCAAGGCTGGCGAGCCTACTTGTCATTTGTTTGGTCTTCATATATCCTTTACGGCTTTGTAGAGCCTAAGTTGGCTAAAGAGAGGACACCTAAAGTGGAAACAGAAACTCTCCAATAGTTTCCTACGGCATCTTTAAGTACAATGCCTTTACCATTTACATTAAAAATAATGTCGTCTGCAGAGTCAACTCCTTTGGTTGTTCTACCAACAGAGTTGAGTCCTGCTACACCACTATTACTATCTTTATCTGCTGTAGTTAAATGTTGTGGCATATTATGGCTTAGTAGTTCCAAGGTCTGTTGTCACCAGCACACCAGAAGTGTTTACAGATAGAAGCCAGTAGTGTGGAGTTCCTGCTGTATCTTTCAGTACCAAGCCTCTTGTGGCTAAGTCCACTACTAGATAGTCAGTAGTATCTACGCCCCTAGAGCTTCTAGCATTGGTAGTTTCAGTGTGCTGTGCTGCAGAGAGGTGATAGCTCTCTGTTACGGTCCCCCCCTGTCGAGTCTGTAGATCATTGTGTAGTCTAATAGCAATGTCTGTTAAGTTACTGCCAGCTTTGTTGATAGATGACCAAAGAATATTAGTTTGATTATTAACAAAGTTAACCAGCTTAACATACCAGTCAATCCAAGCATAGCTACTCTGTGCCTCATTAACTGGGGCTGGTGGAATAATGTCAGCCATAGTTTGTCTTTCTTAGTGGTGTGTCGCTTGGGGTGAATTCTTGGTACTGGCTCATGTAATTACCCGCGTAGATAACAGTAGTGGAGTTCCAAGAAATCGCCGTTTTTGAACGTGTGTGGCACGGTTGGAGAAAAGTTTGTCCCTGCTGTCCCGTAAATCTCAACCCTGGAGGGTGTTGCACGAGTCTGTTCGACCACAATTCCAATTTCACCACCAAGCACGCCACTGTTAAGCACTCTCGCGGTCCCCTGCCCACGGAACGATGCAGCAGATATTATTTTTGGCAGAGAAAACCTGTACGAGCCGGAACCAAATGTCGTTGTACTACCAGGAGTCAGCAGGATGTGCACATCGACAACAGCGCCTGATACGTTGTATGTGCCAACAATTGTCCCGTTTCCAAGCACCGGATTAGTTACTGTTGCCGTCCACGCTGGCGTGTACCCTGCGTTCACCTGCCAGTATTTGTTGATCGAGTCACCAAGCCCAGACGCCGAATCCGTGATTTTATTGATGATAATGTTTGACGGTCCCGCCGAGCAGTTGTTTGCGTCGCTTGAAAAATTCAGGCCTACGCTCAACGGAGCCGCCAGCACGCCGTATGCAGAATATTGCGGGGCAAAACCATGCGAAATGCAGGCGTCTATTGCGTGATCCTCACCGATCACTTGGATACCATCGCGGATCCGTACCCCGACAATGTGTGCCTTTGAGCTTCTGAATGTCGCCCCAGTGACATCCGGGTTTCCGTCGAAAAGCATCGTCGCGCACTGCCCGCCTTTGACAAACGTCGTAACCATGCCAGTGAAGTCAATCAACGGCGATGAGCTTGAGTTCACATCAGTAATCGTTCGCGGAGTTGCATCAGTATCTGCAGGGCCTGAAAGACGCACCGCAGGATATCCAGCAGACGAAGTTCCTCCAGCGTTGTACGGAACCATTGATCCACCAGATATGTGTGCACCAGACCCACCCCGTGGTCCGTTGAAAATCACACAACTGTCGGCCGTGTTTAGGATTCTTGGGTTTGTGATTTCCTCATCAAACGTAAAAGACGCACCATTTGCAAACCTGATACCACCACCAGTCCAGCCGGCATCGGCATTCCCATTAATGCCAGGGTTGACAAGCTTGACCAGCCCAGACGACACAAACAAGACATCTCCGTTGAAATACTTTTTCAGGCTGATGTTTGAGTTTTCCCACTCGATTGTGATCGGAGCTGTGACGTTGAGCTGTGCCGTAACTTTGTAAGTGCCATTTGCCCCATATGGGATGATAAGTTTGTGCGGATTCCCAGCAGTGCAGCAGTGGGTGATTGCCGCCTGAATCGCTGCTGTATCGTCTGCCGTGTCGTTTCCGATGGCACCAAACCGTGGATCTGTGGCCCACACAGCCCGGGTTGCCCCAATTTCTGTGTTTACAGCCTCTTGAGTCGTCCCTACAAAATTACCAGCGGCATCATACACGCCAACCAGTCCGGCCCCCTTTCCGCTAGCTGGGGAACCAATTCCATAGGTAATAGCATTAGTGTCATTTAACCATTCTTCGGTGATTACTGTCCCTAAAACAAAATTTGTATCCGCCATGCTTAATGAGCCCCAATGTTAATTTCAAGCTCTAGATGCTTCATACGCAGAGGATAATTGTCTGTGTATAAAAGTCTAAAACTTCTGTTTCTAAATCTCCCTGTACGCCTAGCAATAGGCATATTGGAAAATACATTTATATTTTGTGAGTTAGTAGGATTATCTGTCCAATCATTGTCACTCCATTGAAGAACAACATTAGAGGTTCCTGTAGACAGATGCCTGTCACACACTAATGAAACTCTATTACATACTTTCCAGTTTACACTACCAAATAAACTATCTTCTGTTGTATAACTACAAGTAAAGTTTACATTCTTATCATTATACACTATCGGAGACAAGATGTCAATAGTTGTAGAGTTGCTATTTGAAATATATTGTCCACCATCAAATTTAGCCCAAGCTGCTTCTGGAGAGAAAAGGCCAGAGGGGCTACGCCACTCAAACCACATCTTCTCTTCAATGTCATAGGCCCAGGTAGTTTCTGTAGTAGTTAATACATAAAAAGTATGCCCATCAATAGATAGGATAATACCCTTTGCATTATGTGCTTTGCTTTGTGTAGCAAAGTCAGTTTGTAGTGCTTGAATAGAGCGTTCTACTACCGTATTAGATATCTTATCTACTTTAAAGTTTTCCATTTTATAGACGGATATGTTATTACTCTTATCTTGGCCCACAAAGAAATGCTCATCACCTACATTATTATATGCAGAGACATATCCAATACTCTTAAAACCAGAGTCTTGTCTTTTTAGTGGAGTACCTGTTTCATTAGCAGCATCCCAAAAGATTTCTAGGCTGTTGTATCCGATAGCAATAATGTAATTCTTATTTTGGAAGATAATCCTAATGCTATCAGAAGACATTTCTGCATCAATGTCATTACCTGCTGTCCAAGCATCAAAGGTGTCTACATCGCTATTATAAATGGTATTACCTTTTGATAGGAATACAAAGCCGTCTAATACCACAAAATATGGATTAAAGTCTGTAGGCATGTCTGCATCTACTACAGCAGCACCTGCAGTGTCAGGGTATGTTCTTAGTTGCTGGCTCCAGAGATTGGTACCATCACTAATTAAGATATATACCTCTCCTGTGCTTTTCTGGAATGTCTTGAAGCAGACATCTCCTGTAGTAGTAGCAAGCGTACAAATTAGTGGTGTGTATGAAGGACCAGAAGGAATATATTTGTATACTTTATTCCCTACAGCCCAGAAGTAAATATCTTCTTGTTCTTCATAGAAATAGCCTCTAATTGTGTCAGAGGCAACTCCTTTATTCAATGAAATAGCTGTAGCTAAAACACCAGGGCGTTTTTTAAGAACAACGTCTCGCTCTTTGTTTTCTTGAGACACTCTGTCATAGTAGAAATTAATAATGTGACTATCTCTACGGACATTATTAATACCACTGCGCAGTGTAGATGTAGCATCAAACTTAATGGTTTCAGTTCTATATGTAGAGTTTTGTGGTGTTTTAGTAAAAGCCATTATCTCATTCTCATTTCTGGTTGAATATATAGAGAGCTATCCTCATCACCATATCCCTGTGCCTGCTCTAGATATTCTTTAGCGCTAGATTTAAGCATTTGTCTATCCTGCAGAGGAACACCATACTCAGGAGCAACACTGACAGCAAGCTCATAGACAAGAGCATCTGTCCAATATGCAGGAAAGTCAGGGGTGTCAGACGCAGAGAAAAACCCATCAAACTCTTTCTGATAGACAACAGTTAATGCTTTTGTTGTCGCTGTTCCAGCATCTGGTGTAGGCCAGATTGTAAGTGTCCCATTTTCCAGATTAGGATTAAAAGTAAAGTGGACAGGAATACCAGAGGTAGCAGAAGGCAGTCTATTGTAATCATAACGGCTTTTATTAATAAGCTCATACTGCACTCCACCAGTTAAGTCACGAAGCACCACTTGAGGTGTTTTAAGGGAGTTGGGAATAGTGTATGTTGCTGTGCCTGCTACAAGAGTAACAGGAAGCTCTGTACGCTTCCAAAGAGCCATCCCTAGTGTAGAGAACCTAAGGACAATATTATTGAGTGCTTGAGAGCAGTTAGTAACACTTTCTGTAGAAGGAGTTTCCCCTTCTGCTAAAGCACCACACTTACGTAGGGCGGCTTTAATAATGTTGTCTCTATTAGACTCGTATGAGGTGTTTCCTGATGTAGCCATTACATTCCTTAATTAAAAGGCCCATCTGGAACAACAGAGGCTGCCTTAAGTTCAACAAGTGTTTGAT